ATTAAAGCCTCTGGTGTTACACCTACGGCTGACCACATGCTATTCATCTGGAATGGTGGAGGTGGTGCTTGGAAGCGCGTAGAGAACCCCCAAGCTGACCAGAAGCAAATCAATCTTAATACCTACAAACGTAGGGCAACTCCAATCATAAATAACTATCTAAATGAAAAGAAAAGGCGTCAGTCTCCGCAAGGAGCATAAATCTTCCAAAGGCGGTCTCACCGCTAAAGGGCGGAAGTATTACAACTCGAAGACTGGCTCCAATCTAAAAGCACCACAGCCCAAAGGAGGCTCTCGTAAGAAATCCTTCTGTGCTCGTATGGGTGGCGTCAAGGGTCCTATGAAGGATTCCAAAGGACGCCCCACACGTAAGGCTTTGGCACTAAAACGATGGAAATGCTAACCTATTATGAGCTTATACAAAAACATTAATCGTCGCCGTAAACTCGGCATCTCACGCAGTAAGAAGAAATCTACAGTGAGCGATAAAGCCTATTCAAATATGAAGAAGGGCTTTCCAAAAAAGAAGTAAACCAATTTCGTTCATATCCGCAAGTAGTAACAGCTTTGCCCTCCGAGGAGGATAACCTAGCGGTGAACCAAGTGAGTAAGAACACCTAACCTGTAGCCCCCACTCTGGGAGTTACAATAAGTAACCTAACTCAATAAAAAGAAAATAATACAATGGCTAATACAAGTCCATCCCGCTTGGGACAAGTAAACGGTTCTGGAGACGTAGACAGTCTCTTTCTCAAAGTCTTCTCAGGAGAAATCCTGACGACTTTCGAGGAGCAGAACATCATGAAAGACCTCCACATGGTTCGCACCATCTCGTCTGGTAAGACCGCTCAGTTCCCTGTTACAGGTGTCGCTGATGCTAAATACCACACTGTTGGTGAAGACATCGTAGATAGCTCTAACAGCTACCTATCAACCATCAAGCACGCTGAGCGCACCATCAACATCGATGACGTTCTGATTGCTTCGACATTCATCGCCAATATCGATGAGCTCAAGAACCACTACGACGTCCGTAGCATCTACGCTAAGGAACTCGGTAAGGCTCTTGCTAAGCGCTTCGACATCGCAACAATGAAGACTCTCTTCGCTGCTGCTGGTGGTTCGTCTCCTATCGGTGGTAACGGTGGTACAAGCATCTCTGGTGCTACTACTGACACTGCTGCTGGTCTTGTTGACTCGCTCTACGCTGTTGCTCGCTCTCTTGACGAGAAAGATGCTCCAGACGAAGGTCGTTTCGCTATCCTGACTCCTTCTCAGTACTACACTCTCCTCACTTCCGACAACGTTGCGATCAATCGTGACACTGGTGGTGTAGGTAATGTTGCAACTGGTAAGATCGCTCAGGTCGCTGGTATCAACCTCTTCAAGAGCAACCACCTCGACAGCGTTATCGACCTCGGTGATGCTTCTGCTGTTGCAACTGACGACGGTGCCGCAAACAACGACGTGTTCGGTGCTGGTGGTGCTGGCTACAACGGTGACTTCTCCGCTCTTGCTTCGGGTTCCGCTAAGGGATTCCTTGCAGGTACTAAGGAAGCTATCGGAACTGTTAAGCTCCTCGATCTTGCTACTGAAAGCGAGTACCAAATCCAACGTCAAGGTACTCTGTTCGTTGCTAAATATGCAATGGGCCACGGCGTTTTGAGGCCAGAATGCTCTGTAAAGGTTCTTCCTGCATAGAGATTAATAATTAAGCTGAGACCCCTTGGGACAATCCCCTTGGGGTCTCTTTTAACACATAACCCTTATATAATTGGAAGAAACTAAACAGTGTCGCATTTGTAAAGAGGATAAGTTCCTAAGCAAATATCATGTTCACAGTCATAAGACTGGTAAGTTACGCAGCGAGTGTAAGGCTTGTAGACGTAGCAACGATCTCAAGCGCACTTATGGGATTACTGCGGATGAATACGACACCCGCCTAGCATCTCAAAAAGGTGTTTGCGCTATCTGCGGCACAGACACGCCCACAGAAAACCACGACGAAACCCGTCCACATCTTTACGTAGACCATTGTCACACCTCAGGAGCCGTTAGAGGTCTCCTCTGTAGTTCCTGTAATGCTGGTCTCGGACTTTTCAAAGACAACCCTGAGCGCCTAAAAGCCGCCATTAAATATTTAACAAAGTAATAATATGCCTACTCTGACATCTAAACTAGAAGCAGTAAATTCGATGCTAGGACACATCGGCGAAAGCCCTGTCAACAGCATCAGCAACACCAACGCACTCCCAGTTTCCGCTGCTACGGCTATCTCTACTCTTGATGAGATTAGTCGCGCTGTTCAGTCTGTAGGCTGGCAATTCAACACAGAAGTAAATGTCTCCCTGAGCCCTGCTGGGGATGGCACTATAACTCTCTCAGGGGACATCCTTGAGCTAGACCCAATCGACACCTCAATAGATGTCGTACAGCGTGGTTTAAGTCTCTTTGATCGTTCTAATAACACCACAGTGTTCACTAAGGATCTCAAAGTGAACCAAACACGTCTCCTAGATTGGGATTCTCTACCAGAACCAGCTCGTCGCTATATTGTACTGCGTGCCTCTCGTGTGTTCCAAGGTCGCATCGTAGGTTCTCGTGAGCTAGAAGCACTTATCGCTCGTGATGAATACAAAGCTTATGCGGCTCTCATGGACTTTGATAGTGGCAGCTCTGATCGGACTATATTTGACAACTACGACGTAGCCTCCAGAATTGGTATCAACCGTAACTACGACCTTACATAATGGCTTTAATCAACACTAGTGTTCCTAACCTTATCCAAGGTGTCTCTCAGCAACCTGATGCCACTCGTTTTGATGGTCAATGTGAGGAGCAGGAAAACGCTCTTAGCTCTGTTGCAGAGGGACTGAAGAAACGCCCTAACACTCGGCACGTTGCTAGGTTGCTCACTAGTGCTATTAGCTCCAACGCTAAGGTACATTTTATTAACCGAAGCGAGGACGAGAAGTATGTAGCTATCCACGATGGTACGCTACGTATCTTCAACCTTGAGACTGGAGTAGAATCTACTATCACAGGATCAGCGTCCTACATCAATTCCAGCACTCCTAAAGATGACATTGAGTTTACTACGGTTGCTGACTACACTTTTGTTCTTAACAAGACACAACAGGTAGCCGCTAGTTCAGCTCTTAGTCCTGCTTTATCTGACCGTCCTTACATCTTCGTTAAGCAAGGTGGTTACTCAAAACAGTATGCAATTGAGTATAATGGACAAACTTATAACGTTGTAACACAAGATGGTGCTTATACAGCAGGAGGCTTTCCTGAATTAGGGTCAACTCCTACTTTTGTGCGTGGCCTGTTTTATGGGCTTGATTTAGGTGCTCCTGACGCACAGACCACAGATATTTCTTCATTTGCTGGCACTATCTCAAAGACAGGTATTTACTGGAAATCTGGGCAGACTATTAACAATTTATCGGTATCCAGCGACTTTAATGAGGAAGGACTAGGACTTGTATATAAAGCAGTAGATGCAATAACAGACCTTCCCGCTTATTGTATTAACGGTTTAAAGGTGAAAGTTGTTGGTGATATAGAGCTAAATCAAGATGACTATTACGTAGTATTTAAGACAGCGGATGGAAGCGTAGCAGGAAACGGCTCTTGGGTAGAAACCAATGGTGACGAGGTAAGTCTAGGATTAGATGCTTCGACAATGCCTCACCAACTGGTCAACACAGGACTGAACGCTTTCACTCTTCAAACAGGCACTTTTGACGACCGCACCTCTGGGGATGACGAAACCAACGAACATCCTTCCTTTGTTGGTAAGAAAATCAAATCCATCTTCTTTCACAAGAACCGTCTAGGATACCTTGCAGATGACTCGGTGTCCTTCTCCGTAGCTGGTCAGTTCTTTAACCACTATCGAGCCACTGTCACAACTCTCCTTGATGATGCTCCTATTGACGTCAGCGTAGCCTCTACCAAGGTTACAAATCTAAAGCACGCTGTAGGCTTCCAAGGTGACCTAATGTTGTTCTCTGACAACTCTCAGTTCGTCCTTAAGGGCGCTGACCTATTAACTCCTAAGACTGTTTCAATCTCAGCAGCTACAAGCTTTAGTGCTGATACAAACGTACAGCCTCTAGCTCTTGGTTCCTACATCTACTTCCCGTTTAATCGTGGAGGTTACACAGGTATTAATGAGTATGCTACGAACGCCAATACGGACACCTTCGATGCTTCAGAGGTCACCGAGCACGTCCCTGCTTACATTCCATCCAACATCAAGGAAATCGTAGGGTCTACCTCCGAGGAATCTGTGGTTGTTCTGAGTGCTGATGAGGATAGCTCGTTGTACATCTATAATTACTTTTGGAATGGTGGTCAGAAGGTCTTGAGTGCTTGGTCAAAGTTTACCTTCACTGGTAGCATCCGAGGCTTGGACTTTATTGAATCTGACCTCTACCTAATTGTAGCTGAGAATGATGAGACACATCTAGTGCAACTCCCGATGGCTGCTGGTCTCTCTGATGCTGCTGGTTATACAACTCACCTTGATATGCGAGTAGCTGACACCATCCTTGATGGCAACGTTACTGTTACTCTACCTTACACCCCTGCCGATAACTCAGTAGAGGTCTACACGGATGATGGTCACCTTCTACAAAGCACCAGCGTAGGAAACACAGTGACACTCAACAAGGCTGTTGTAGGAGACAAGAACGTATGGGTAGGTGTCCCTTATACAATGAAGTACGTGTTCTCTGAGCAGCTATTCAAAGCTAAAGCAGGGAATGGTAAGAGTCCTTCTGATGCCGCTAAACTGATGGTACGCAACGGAGCTATCTACTACGACAAGTCAGCTTACTTTAAAGTTAAAGTAACTCCTAAGTTCCGTGATACCTATGAGAACGTCTTTACGCCTGACGTAGTAGGTTCTTCTACTATTGGTTCCCTGAACCTCGACAGTGGCTTCTATCGCTTCCCTGTGTTCACTAAAGCACAGGACACAACTATCACCATTGAAAACGAGAGTGCTCTTCCGAGTACATTCCAGAGTGCCGAGTTTGAATCCTTTGTTCACTCCCGCTCTAACCGATATGGATAAAGTCCTCAGCACCCACGGGTCTTGTAAGGTAGTAGAAGCTAATACTGCTCACGTAGCAATGATCTATCCGCACATGCGTAAAGCAGACAAGATAGAGATTGCCTGTATGGGTAATGAGCCGTGCACATCGCTCCTAAGAGCCTTAGAAACGGATGACGTTACTCTGACAGCCCTAGATGCTGATGACGTACCCTTTGCTATGTTTGGTGTCGGACAGATAGAGAACCAAGCGTACATCTGGTGTCTTGGCACTGATGGTGTTTCTGATAACGCCTAC